AGAGTAAACCCCTTTTAACAGATGGGTGTTTCGGGTAACGTTGGTATGGTATGGATCTGCTTGCCTATTTGGCGCAGGTCCTTTTTGGGGAAGCCTTTGGTAAGGCGACATGTTGGGGGGGTTCGATTCCTCCCGTTCCCCCTTGAGGTTGGGACCTCGTTAAAAACCCAGTCGACTGGAGTATTGGCCCGGTGCGCTGGACAACCAATACAACGGACATATTGCCCAACAACCAAATACTACGCGTCGCGCATCAATTCCTTCATGAAGGGAACTGTTGAACATTCTTCATTCCCGAACTTTTAATGACTACGACTCTTTCGCGTCCTGGACGCATTAATACCGCTGGCTCGGAGCGGGCTCTGTACCTGAAGCTCTTTACGGGCGAAGTGTATGAAGCCTTCCGTAACGCCACCATCTTTAAGGATAAGGTGATGAGCCGCACCCTTCGTGGTGGCCGTGAAGCTCAGTTCATCCACACCGGCAAAATGACTGCCGGTTACCATGTTCCAGGTACCGCAATCCTGGGCAATGGTGCCCCCCCGGTGGCTGAAACCACCATCACCATGGACGATCTGCTGATCTCCAGTGCCTTTGTCTATAACCTGGACGAAGTGCTGTCTCAGTATGACATCCGTGGTCCTATCAGCCGTCAGATCGGTCAAGCTCTGGCTGAGCACTACGACCGTCGCATTGCTCGTCAAATCAGCCGTGCATCTGGTCTGACTGCTGCTGTGACCGGCGAACCTGGTGGTTTCCGTGTCAACCTTGGTACCTCCAATGAGTATGATGCTCAGGCGCTGGTAGACGGCTTCTTTGAAGCTGCTGCTCGTCTGGATGAAATCGCTGCTCCTAAGGATGGCCGTTGTGCCGTGCTGTCCCCCCGTCAGTACTATGCACTGATCAGCCAAGTTGATACCAACATCCTCAACCGTGACTATGGCAACAGCCAGGGTTCGCTGAACAGTGGTGAAGGTCTCTACGAAATTGCTGGTATCAAGATCCTCAAGTCGAACAACATTCCTTTCCTTGGAAAGTATGGTTCGCCTTCTGGTGTTTCCATTGAAGCCCCTATCACCACCGCACAGCCTCAGGGTGATAACGTGGGTGAGCGCAACAACTATGGCTCCGGCCCTGGTGGTGACTTCAACAACAGCTGTGGCCTGATCTTCCATCGGGAAGCTGTTGGTGTCGTTGAGGCCATTGGTCCTAGCGTTCAAACCACTGGAGAGGACACCAAGGTAATCTACCAAGGTGACGTTATTGTTGGCCGTTTGGCCATGGGCGTTGGTCCTGTCCGCGTTGCTGTTGCCGGTGAATTCCGCAACGTCAACTAAGTTTTAACAGGGGGTTGGCCTTATTAAAGGTTAGCCCCCCTTTCTTTAATAACCCCCCGTCAGATACATGGCCACGAAATTAGAAGCAGTCAACCAGATGCTGGCGGGGATTGGACAGGCCCCTGCTACCGCACTTGACCAAGCAAACCCTGAGCTTTCCATTGCAGAGCTAACTCTTGACCAAGTAACCAGAGAGGTTCTTGGAGAGGGCTGGCACTTCAATACTGAACAGAACTACCCACTGATGCCTGACAACAGCGGGTGTATTACGGTTCCCCCAAACGTTCTTTCGCTGTCAGACAACAAGCAATCGAACCGCCAAGCGTACCAAACGGTACTCAGGGACGGTAAACTCTACGACAAGTTGGGTCATACATTTGTTTTTCCTTTTGGAGAAGCAGTACGTTGTGATGTGGTGTGGTTGTTTTCCTTTGAGGATCTGCCTCAACCATTTCAATCCTATGTTACCCAGCGAGCTACCCGTGTATTTGCAGGGCGTGTTCAGGGTGCTCAAGACATGGTGGCATTTAACTCGCAGGATGAGCTAATCCTTCGAAATAACTGCATGGCCTACGACACCCAGACTTCCCAAGCAAACATCTTTGGGATAGAGACAGGTCAGAATTTCTACGTCAGTTACACTCCGTTCAACACTATCGCTAGATAAGATGGCAGTCATCTCTCAGAAAATACCTAACCTTATTGGTGGTGTGTCCCAGCAGCCGGACTCTCTTAAGCTACCAGGGCAGCTGAGAGAATGCACCAACTTTCTCCCAGACACAACCCGTGGTCTGGTTAAACGGCCCGGAACCAAGGGCATTGGTCAACTGACCAACAGCTCTGCATTGGGCGCATGGTTTCCGATGTTCCTTAGTGACGAAGATCGTTTCGTTGTTCAGGTTGGAAGAAGTGGAGTAGTTCGTATCTGGGACGCTGATACGGGCGTTGTTCAACCAGTTAACACCATCAGTGCTGGAGCATTGGCCTATGGAACTCATACGGATCAATCACAGCTTGATCTACTCCAAATCAATAACTTCATTTTCCTTCTTAACCGTTCCAAGGTCGTTGCTCGTGGAGCTGCCAAATCAGCAACGATCACCCCAAGTGGTTACGTACTGATCAATACCGTTAATTACGACTCAACCTACAACGTTACGATAGATACTACAACCTTTACCCACACTACACTTAATCATGGGACCCTTAGCTTAACAGGTGTGCGGGATGAGTTGGTCACGTTGATTAACGCAAATCCGGCCTATGTAGCTGCGGCTGTTGGTAATGCCATTAAAATTCGTAAGGCGGATAATACTGACTTTATCCTGACCGCATCAGGTGGGGACACAGGCCTAGCAATGGAAGCTTACAAGGGAACCATTCCCTCCATTGTTCAATTACCACGCCAGTACTTTAACGGAGACAAGATTAAGATTGAGGTGCCTGGATCGGGGGCACCTGGCTATTGGCTGGAGTTTCAAACCTCTAATGGTGGAACTAGTGGCTCGGGCACATGGGTAGAGACGATTGCACCTGATACGTTTCTAGGCATCAATCCTGCCACTGCTCCACACGTCATCATTCAAGAAGCGAATGGCACCTTTACTTACCGACAATTTGGTGCCGCTGAAGCCGCTGCCACCGTCCAATCAGCCTCCCTCACAGGAACAGCATCTGGAGTCACGGTAACCAATGCTGGTGTTGGAAGTTACGCTGTTGGACAAACGTTTGGTGTTACAGGAGGCGCTGGTATCAACCTTCGCTTACGTGTCACACGAACACGTACAGATACCACCACAACCACCAGCACCCTACCTAGCACCACTCGGGTTGTCTGGAACGTATTTGCAGATAGATCTGAATATCGGTGGTTTGTTGGGGGCCTAGAGGTTGCTAAGACCTCAACCAATGCCCCGGTGGTTTTAGGGAATACCACATATTCAATTGGTGGAGCGTTGGTTGCAATTCCCACCCCTACCGCCCCTATCCTTCAGGCATTTGAAGCCCCACTTACCGCTGTAACCGTACAGACAGGCATCATTGATCAAGTAGAACCAAGTAGAACTGGTCGAGGCTATGCTGCTACAAACGTGGTCAGCAACATTGACGGTGCTACCTTTACGATTAACACGGTAGCCACGCTTACGGAGGAGGTAATTCCTTTTGCCAAACAGTCTTGGGTAGATCGTAAGGTCGGTGATGAAGAGTCCAATGAAGATCCATCCTTTGTTGGTGCGGCTATTTCAGGCATGTCCTTTTTTCAGAACCGCCTGATCCTCATGAGTGGGGAATCCGTGGTCTGTTCAAAGGCTGGAGATTTCTTTAATCTCTTTTCTGATTCTGTTGCCAACTTTGTGGATAGTGATCCGATTGACCTCAGTTGTGGCAGCAGAACACCTGTTCAACTTAGGTTTGGTATTTCTACAAACCAAGGTCTGTTCCTCTTCTCCGACAGTGCTCAATACATCCTTAACACTTCTACGGATGCGTTCTCCGCAGCGTCGGCAGAACTTAACCAAATATCCAGCTATCCAGAATCATTTAGGGTAGGACCCGTTGACACGGGTTCAACGTTCATATTCCTTGAAGAAAATGATCGGTCTTCAATGGTCTTTGAAATGGCGCCTGGAGATGCCCGTCAAAGCCGTACCGATGCTGTAGAAATTACCCGCTTAGTGCCGACATATGTTCCAGCTGATATTCAAGAGCTTAAGTTCAGTCAGTCAGCAAACCTACTGATTATGCGCAGCTCTAGAACTCCAGATGAAATATACCTATTTCGGTTCTCTAACCGAGGTGCTGATCGAGTCATGTCCAGTTGGTTTAAATGGAAAATGCCTGCCAACGTACAAGGCATGTTCTTTTTGCATGAAACGCTGTACGTGATACTTAGGGACCCCATCGCAGCATCGGGCTTGGCCCCGAGCATAATGGTCAGATTAAACTTGATCAGTGATAGCCCAAGTGGTGGTCTAGTCTTTGAGGATAAAGTGTTTGATGTACGGTTGGATTCTTTTGATTACAACCCTACCAAAACCTATAACGCCATAACCGGCACGACCCGAGTAAACTTTAAGGTTGGTTTCTTTCTTACAGGTGCTCAGCCTATGGTTGTAAGCATTGCCCCAGAGAATCCAGGTGCCACCTTTGAGCCCCCAATCCAGCAAGACATAAGTGGTTATTTTGTGGAGATTCCTGGTAACCTAGCTACCACTCGTTTAGCTCTTGGGTTAAAGTATGCGGCAACTGCGCTGTTGCCTAACTTTTACTTTAAGAAGGGAGAAGACAGCAATAGCGATACCATCAACATTCCTACGTTAAATCGCATTCAAATTGATACCTTTGAATCCGGTCCGTTTAAGGTTAAGGTTGAGTCAATAGGTAGGGCAGTATTTGAACTTGAGATTCCTCAAATCAAAGCTAACATTACCAACGCCAACACCTTACCCATGCTTCGGACAGGGAAAAATACATTTCCTGTAATGGCTCGTGGGGACCTTACAGACGTGACATTTATTGCTGATTCACCGTTCCCTACTTCCATGAACTCTTTGGTTTGGGAAGGAACCTACAATACCAAAGGAGTACGAGTACTATGACCAGGAGAAGTTAAATGCCAATTCCATTTATTGTTGGAGCTATTTCTGCAGCTGCAGGTATTGCCGGAGCCGTTGGTCAGCAACGTGACGCTAAAAAAGCAGCAGCAGACCAAAATCAAATTAATACACTTTCGGCTGAATTTACGTATCAAAACCAGTTGCGGGAACGCGGCTTTCAAATTGCTGATCGAAATAATCAGTTAGCCTATGCAACCGCCAAGGCAAAGCAGGAAGTTGAAATACTCAAGGCTAACGCCAACCAAGAGTGGCAGTTTAATAATGCCGTTCAGCGGTTCAACTACATACGAGAAAGCACCAATGCTGAATTGGATTGGCAGTATCAGAATGCTGCCCAACAAATGGAGTGGCAGCTTCAGCAAACCCTTCAAGCTGCTGAATATCGGGCCAGCATCCGAGCATTTGAACAGAGTGAAAAGACGTTTGGTGCACAACTCAGCTTGAACTCTATGGCCGCAGGACGGGCCTACGAGGGGGCTCAGATGCAAATGAGGGCAAGCCAAGCCCAGATTGCCTTGGAGGCTGATACCCTACGCACTCAGACGACTAAACAGCAAGGAACTGTCGCTGCTTCTGGACGCTCTGGAGCCTCTATGGCCCGTCTGGCGATGGACGCTCAACAGCAATACGGACGTGACCTTGGTATCCTTGCCACCAATCTTGCCTTTGCCAAAACGGACTTTACGTTAAGCCAACAGGATGGATGGTTAGCCCAACAGTCGGCCAATGCAGAAGCTAGTAGTCGTCGGATGCTTCGACCAATGGATAAGATCGATATTCCGCCACCCATTGAAATTCCTAAGGCTTACATTCCGCAGCCTTTGACTATTCCCAAACCTTTTGCAAACCTAATCAAACCAATCATTCCTGATCAAATCATTGCACCTCCAGAGCCCATTAAGGGTCCTGTGCCAATTGCTCGGGCACCTAGCACTCTTGGCCTTATTGGTAGCATTGGTACATCCATCGTTGGGGGCATCAGCACAGGTGTAAGCCTGAAAGCTTCCGGGGTGTTTGACTGAATACAAAGACATTAAAATCTCCCTAAAATGGCTAAAATCTACGAATCAGCAGAGAGGAGAGTCCAGCTCACTGGTCCTCGCTCCGGTCGGGGCTTTTCCCCAGGCGCTGCTGTTGACCAATCCTCTGCGGTTCGTCAGCAATCAGCCGATCAGCTCCGTCAATTAGAACGGTCTCAATCCTTTCAACAACGTAGCTTTAGGACTGCCTCTGAAGCTACCATTCAAAACTATCAGCGTGGTGCAGCCCTTTCTCAGGAGTACCTTCAAAGTGCTGGCCGTAATGAGCTGGCCAATAACCGGGTAGCCAATGAGCTGCAAATGCAGCAAACGTTGTCTGCTTGGGAAATGACCAACCAGATGGCCAACCAGGCACAACGAACGACCATCGATCAAGAAAAGGAACGAGAGGGTCAGTACCTCCAACAGCTATCTGGGGTCCTTCAATCCAACGCTGAGAATAGGGCTCAAACCACCCAAGCATTGAGTCAGTTTAGTAAGACTCTTACTGACTTTGTTGTTGACAAGGTCAAGGCAAAGAACGAAGAGGATTACAAGATTAATGTCATGAGGGCCATGAATGGGGAAATCACCCCAGATGGCAATCAAATGATCCGCTTCAAGCAGGGTGAACAGCTTCTTCAAAATGCAGCCGTTACTGAAGGTCAGCTTAACGAAGCCACCAGTCAAGTTGATCTACCCCTTGCGGAACACCAACGGAACACCAGTCAAGTACTTAAGGGGTGGCAAGCGTATGGGGCAGCAGTAGGCCTTCTAAAGCGAGCTGCTTCACAGTATCAGGTATCTTTGGATGCCTTTATGAAGAGCCGTGAGCCTACGGTTCCTCTTCCCGATGGCCGTATGATTAGCCCAAGGGAAGCTCGTGGTCCATCAGAACTCAATGCTGCTCTTGCGGTTGGACAGCAGATGTTCATTGGTGCTACGGGAGTTGCTGGCATCAATCCTCTGCTTATCTTTGAACACTTAACCCCAACGGTTCAAAGCGTTAACAATTCCATCGTGGCTAACATGATGGCCACTGGAAGAAAGGAAGATCAAGACAATGCCATTTTCAGGATTGATGCTTCTATCGGTGTGGCGTGGAAAACGCTGGATGCATATAATCCTACTGCTGTGCAGACATTCTTTCAAAGAACTGTTGCCGCTTACGCAGCAGAAGGCATCCCTATGGGAGAAGGGAATCTGAGAATTGCTAACCGCATTACGGACTTGGCGGGTGCTACCGAACACCTGGATCTTTACGCCGCATTTGAAAGAACCCCTCTCAACCCAGAGAACCCAGGCATGGGAACACTTGGTGATATGTTCCGTGAGCAGTTTAAAAAGGGGTACACACAAATTGCTGCTGCTACGGAACGTGCGGAAGCAGCTCAAAAGGAAGAACAGAACGAGTTGGTTGACCGAGTACTTGCGGACTATGCTTCCCAACAGTCTGGAGCAGGTACCAATAAACAGCAACTAACTCAGGCATTTGATACTACCCGTCAAGCCCTTTCCCAGATAGCTGGAACCGGCAACCTTAAGGCAGTAGAGGCCATGAATCGTTTAGACATGCAAGGGGCGTACTACAACCCCTTCGCTTTTAGGGACATTGTCATAAACATTCAAGATGGCAAAGCTCCTCCAACGGAGCAACAGCTTACGCAGATGGTTCTTGAAGGTACCCTTAACCAAGAACAGGCTAATAAGATCCGTTCTGGAAAACCGGATGATCGTGCCACTACTTTAACAAAAGGAATGGATCGAGTTGTCAAGGATGCGTCTACGGCTGCTGTCCGTGAAAACTTTGCCATGGGGGCGGTTGACATCTCTGAGGTTCAACTGATCATGGCCCCCCTTGTAGATACGATGACGGCTGAGATCCAGACCCAGCTGCGTAATCAAGTGGCTACATTCCTTGCACAAGGAAAGACCCCCAGCAGTGCTGATATGAATGGGTTGATCCAAAGCCTTATTCAAGCAAAAGCAAAAGACCCACGGTTCAATGGTGCGTTTGATCCAGGTTCAGGACGACTCACTCCTAATCAACCCCTATCAAAATCACCCTTTGTAACCAACGCTATTCGTCCTGGTGCTCCAGCGCCCATCCGTGATTTTACCAGGGTAGAACCATATGAGATCCAGAACAAAAAGCCAAACCTGAGGCAAAGTTATGTTCTCACACCTCAGGATCTAACACAAAACATACAGAACTTTATGAACGGCCAGGGTCCTTCGACCCGCGCTCAGCAGTTGATGTCCGCTACTGGCACATCATTTGAGAACCTGCTGAAGGGCCAATCTCGTGCCTATGGAATTCCCTTTACAGACATCTCGCAGTCACAGCTCGCTCAAGCATCGGCTGAGCGTCGTGCTTTGGCCCCTCGTGCTGCTGCCATCATTGATAGCCCCAACGTTCCTGCCTGGAGAAAGACCAGAGCGTTTCGGGAAGTCAATGCTGCTCGACAGCGACAGGAACAACTCACACTTAGCCGTCAACAGTCCAGTGCTACTTCGGGTGCGTCAGATCCAAACACCGATCCAGACAACGCCGGGAAAGCTCAAGCCCTTCGTCCACTCATGGATCTCATTGGTAATTCGGAGGGAGGGGCTCAGCAATACAACGCCATCAATCGACGTACAGCCGGAGACACCCCCGATGGGTATCCTGGCCTCAGCAACATGACGTTGGCACAAGTCCAACAACTCCAAAACAAAGGCTTTAATGCTGTTGGTCGATACCAATTCATAAGGGGAACGCTTGCGGAAACCATCCGTGATGCAGGCCTTAACCCAAACACCACCAAGTTCACCCCTGCGGTTCAGGATCAGCTATTTGTTGCTCGCCTGACCCAAAGCCGGGTACGGTCACGTCTTGGAGCATTCCTTCGTGGTGAAAGCAATGACATTACTGGGGCCCTTAATGACCTTAGTAATGAGTATGCTGTGGTGAGGAATTACTCAGGCCGTAGTGGTATTGAGGGCATTGCTGGTAACCGCTCTAGTATCGAAGCTACCCATGCTGGCAGCCTACTTCGGAGGGCCCGCGAGGGTTTTCGACTAGCCAGGAGAGCCAGCGGTAACACCGTCTATGTGGTGGATAGCCTTGGATATGGTTCTACCGGCCCCCATATTGACGTAAAGCCTGTGCGCCCTGGCACAACTCAAAGTGATAGTGGTCTTCCCTCTTACCGAGCAGGAGGCCTTGATGAATTTGTTGACCTAATTCTTCCTAATGGAAGCCGGGGACCGTTGTCCCGTATGTCAATAACTACTGATGATGACCAAGCCCATCGGGCACGGAATTCATTTGGCCACGACTACGCCGCCCCTAAGGGGTCACGGGTCATGCTTAAAGGTGGAGCACGTGTGGTTGGATCCTTTAAGGGGGAACAAAACACTGATCATCTGATTGTTGAGCTGCCTGATGGCCGCCGATTCCAGTTCCTTCATGGGACACAGCCTAAGTAAATTCAATTGGGACCGTGTCTGTGCGCGGATGTGGTCCCCTATTTATTCATCCCTTCTCTTGCCTGCGGGCCAACCATTAACATGAGCATTTGGGAACAGCTTGATAACACGGGGGTACGAGACTCTCGGGTTGAAGCCAACGAACGTTACGAAGAGGAACAGCGTCGGCAACAAGAGGCCGCTAGACAGCAGGCCGAGACGCAAAAACAGGAACAACAAAAGAAAGCAGCTAAGACAAAGGATCCACTTCAACCCATCAAGGACGTTGTAAAACCAGCAGCACAGGGACTTGAGGGTGCCATTCAAGGTGCCAAGGAAGGGCTTGCTGGCATGATGGGGGAATCACCTGAATCCCTCCGCAAACGCCAACAGGCAGGCAAACAGAAGATTCAACAAGTAGATAAAACCCTACGGGAAGCTTCTAAGTCAGATCCGGCTGCGGAGGCCGTTAGAGCTACTACGGGGGCAGTTGGTCGGGTAGCCGAGGGGCTTATCGACACTACTTCCCTGATTGGAGATACGGCGGTTACGGCTGTCAAAAAGGCAACCGGCCAACGCATTGATCCAAAGGATAACCCCTTCAGTGCCGAATACGTTGCTGCCAAGACAGACGTTGGTATACAGGCCCCTAATACGGCTGTGGGCCGCCTTGGGCGTGACCTGATGGCCTTTGGCCTTACTGGTATTGCAGCCGCTCGTCGCCTGCCACAAGCCGCCCTAGGCCTTGGTACCAAAGGGGTAGGACTTAAGGGGGCAGCAGCTTCCGGTATTGTGCCAGGTGCTATTGCAGACTTTTTTCTAGCTAATGCAGAGGATGGTACTTTAAGCAACCTTGCCCAACAGATGGCCCCTGAAGGCCTCCGCGACACCTTCCTGTTTGCTCTTGCCGCAGACGAAGAAGATAACCCCTGGGTAGCACGGATGAAAGCTATCCTTGAGGGGGCCATGGTTGGTGCTGCTGCTGACTCCTTTATGTGGATGGTTCATGGTCGCTTTGTTGCCCGTCGCCTTCGCAAACAGGGTGCTACAAAGGATGAGGCCCTCAAAGGTGGACTTGAAGCAGCTAACCAAAAGAAGGTAGAGCTGGAAGATAAGCGTCTTGCTGATGCTAATGCTGAAACAGGTAGGTGGTCTGAAGCACAAGAGGCTGAGATGCGTAAGCTTAATGTTGAGGAGGCTGACTTCCAACAAGCTATTGATGAAGCAAAAGCCAACGGCATTCCCGAAACTGACCCAACCTTTAAGAGCCTCAATGAGGAACTTGGTAGGGTTCAATTCAGCAAGATTGAACTGGAAAATGAAGTCGTTAGTGGCTACCGCCCTGATGGTGAAGGTCGTCTTCCTCAGGAATCAGCAGCCAGCATGAGTGAGGGGGATGTTAACAAGGCATTTGTCCAACAGGCTTCCCTGTCGAATGGTCCCATTCCCCGTGATCTTCGTAGGCCTGGTGTTCGTAATGCTGATGCTATTGGTAACCAATCCGCTATGGGTGGTTCGGAACGCATCCTTACTGATGCCAACTACCGCCTGATGAACATGCCCGAGGGGCCCGAGCAGGTGGTTCGTGCCATTGAGGGACGTGTTGACATCCAAAAGATTGCTGTTGACCTTAAGACCACTGATGCCCAGGTGATTGAGGATTCCGCCGGTTTGGTGGAAGACTACATGAATATCTTCCGGGACACCGATGGAGATGCACCTGATCTGGTGGAATTCTTTAAGGAACGTGGTGCTACACAGCTACTTGTTGATGAGGTAGGTCCTGGTTCTACCCGTATCCTAACCCGCGAAGGGGTGGTGGCTATGAAGACCATCATGTCCCAAACGGCTGAGGACATCCACCAGCTGGCAATGAATGCGGACGCGATGCGTTTGGCTCGTGCTGCTGACGGTAACCAGTTTGATCGAATGCTTGACCGCCTTGAGGGAATGGTCACTCTTGTTAAGGTCACGGGAAATAAATTTGGTGGTGGTCTTCGGTCGTTTGGACTCACGGATGCAGACCTACGACGGGCTGGTATTGAATCAGATGCTGCCTCTCTCTTGAGCGTAAAACAACTTAAGGAACGCATTGACAAGATCCGTAACCTCAAGCGTATTGGTAGCCCAGAAGCGGATGCTGAGATCCAGGCGCTGACCCGTGCAATGGCCCTTGCTGGTGGCGATCCGACAAAGACGATCTCCTTTGGCCGCCTTGTGCTGAGTCTTGGTGGTGAGCAAGCAATGACCACGATGTATAACTCGATGTTCTCTGGGCCCATTAGCCATCTGCGTAATGCCCTAGGTAACACCTACGCAGTCATTGAGCGTCCAACCTCCATCCTTCTTAAAGGCCTAATGACGGGGGATGAGATTGCGTACAAGAGCGCCTTTGCTGGCTACCGGGCAATGGCAGAGTCGGTGTTTGAATCCCTTGAAGTTGGGATGAAATCGTTCAAAACCGGTGATTCTATCAACAGCACGGGTAAGTTCGTCATTGAGGATTTTGAAACACGGGCCATTCTTCAACGTATGGAGTCTGTGGCAACCACTCCAGGGGAACAAACTGCTGTTGGGTGGGTCAATGCCCTCTACAACTTCAACCACAACCCATACTTCAGCTGGCCAACCCGTGCGCTTACGGGGGCTGATGACTTCTTTAGTACCTTGATTGCTCGCCAGTATATCAAGATGAAGGCGACCACATCTGCCTTAACGGATCCTAGGTTTATCAACAACCCAGACCAAGGCATTGATGAGTACCTCAAGGAGTTCAGTAAGTACATGGACCCAGAAACTGGTCGAATTCTGGATCAGGAAGTTTTGGAAGTCGCTAAATCTGCTACCTTTCAGGATGACCCTGGCCCAATGATTGGTGCCCTTACCCAGTTCCTAGACAAGATGCCCCTTGGTCGAGTGATTGTCCCCATTGTTCGTACCCCAGCAAACCTGCTTCGGTATGGCGGGACTCACGTTCCTGGGCTGAATCTATTCATTAAGGAAGCTCGTGAGGCATTGCTTAATGAGGCAACCACTCCAGCAGCCATGATTGCTAAAGCTCAATACCAAGGGCGTATGGCAATTGGAGCAATGTCAGTAGCAGCTCCAGCCTTGTTTGCCTTTAACGATAACCTTACAGGCAATGGACCCCCTCCTGGTGATGAACGGGAAGCTTGGTTGCAGATATACCAACCAATGAGCATTAGAGCTGGAGGCAAGTGGGTGTCCTATGCAGGCATTGAACCACTCAGTTCCATTATGGCTATGACGGGTGATGCCGTCATGCTTGCCAAGATGGGCTCTGCTGATGCTGCTGAACGACTTATTGGGCAACTTGGATTCTCCATTGCTGCTTCCATTACGGATAAGAGTTATCTGGCTGGCCTATCAACCCTGTCGGAGCTTTTGGATCCAAAGCGTCAAAGCCCGACAAAGGTTGAAGCTGCCATCTACAACACCATCAATAACTTCATCCCAATGGCAGGTGCGCGGAGAACCCTCTACAACACCATGCAGCCTTACATGATGGAGGTTGACGGGGAACTTCAACGGGCAATCAACGTCGCAACCGGTGGTCTTACCCTGCTAGGTGCTACCCGCGTTGACCCCCTTACCGGAGAAGAGACGCCTTCGTTTGCGGGTAACTTTTACAACGCTGTGTCTCCTGTGCGGATTCATCCGACCAACTCGGACCCCGTTAAGAAGATGCTAAGCGACATGAACTTCCGCATTCCCCTAAACAATCAAGGCATTGGGGGGGTTGAGCTGACCGCAAAGGATCGTAACGAACTAACTCGAACGATGTACGAGCTAGGTCTTCGAGACCGCCTGGAGTCCATAATGAACACCGCTGGCTTTAAGGATGCAATGGATGCCCATCGTGGCCGTACCTTCTCTCCTGATAACCCAGACCAGATGCCCCCTCATTATCGGGCCGTATGGGCTACGTGGAATGGCGTCAAACAGAACGCACTCAAGATGATGAGTCGTACCAACATGGACTTCCGACAACGGGTTGTTAAGCAAAAGCAACTTGGTCGAGCTGGAAAACGAGGTGATTACCAAGCCGTACAGACTATCCTAAATGCACCCAAATAACTACTTGTTCAAGTAAATGGCTATTACTCAGAATACTTATACGGGTGATGGAACTACGGTTTTGTTCACCCTTACCTTTCCATACCTAGAAGGGGATGATGTCAAGGCAACAATTAACGGGGTTGCTACAACTGCGTTTACGTTTGCCAATGCCAGTACCGTTCAGTTTACCGTGGCTCCAGCCAATGGGGCAGCTATTTTGCTGTTTAGGGAAACGGATAAGGATATCCTTTCAAACAGGTTCTTTCCAAACTCTAGTATTACCAGTGGTTCCCTAAACGATAACTTTACACAGGGTCTGTATTCGATTCAGGAGCTGGAGACCTTTATAGGTAATCAGTCTACCGCAGGCCTTCAAGCACAAATTACCACAGCCAACACCAACGCATCTAATGCTGTTGTTACCGCCAACGCAGCCAGTGTTACCGCTAATGGTATTGCTGCTACGGCTAATACGGCACTTAGTAATTCGACTACAGCACTTACCACAGCTAATGCGGCATTCGTAAGCGCCAGTTCCCTGTCGGCCTACCAGACTCTGGCAGGGATGTCGGCTTATTTGACTACAGCCGCCGCTAGTAGTACGTATCTTACTCAGTCAACAGCCACTAGTACCTACCTAACCCAGTCGACAGCCACTAGTACCTACCTAACTCAGTCAACAGCCACTAGTACCTACCTAACCCAGTCAGCTGCTGCATCTGCTGCGTTAAACTACCTGTCTATTTACACCCATACAACAACTGCTACCAGCAAAACGCTTGCCAACCGTGAGCGTTGCACAGTCACAGCAGCTGGGCAGACCATCACACTTCCATCAACACCATCTGCTGGTTGGGAAGTCACAGTACTTATTGCTGGTACCTTTTTGGATACTATTGTTGATCGGAATGGTACCAACATCATGTCCCTTGCTGAAAACATGACCATTGACAAACCAGACGTATCAGTCACTTTCTATTACGTTGATGCCACTCGTGGCTGGAGGACTATCTGATGTCTACGCTTTCACAATTTACTAGTGTTATTAAGTCGATTCAAAGAGGGACCATTACTATGGTAACGCCGAGCACAGGGGTTAATGCAACAATTAGCACTGTGAATACCGCAAAAACAATTGTAAATTATTTAGGCAATTCTATGGATGGTGATGACTCACGTCAGATGGCTAGAATAAAGCTTACTGATTCAACAACCGTGAGCTGCAATAGGCAGGCTAACATAGGCGGTACAATCGTCAGCTACGAAGTCATTGAGTATAACTGATGCAACCCTTCTACTACGCACAAATTAACAGCGCATCCATTTGCTACGCCGTCACGCAAACAGCAGGTGAGATCACGCAATCCGACATGATTCCGGTTGACTCTTACGACACCACCCTGCTTGGTAAGGAATGGACGGAATCCGGCTGGGTTGAACCAGCCCCCTTAATCGAGGTTTCGTAGTCACCTTTACTAATAGCATTAAACATGGGTAAGCCAAAATCAATGGTAAAGACCACCCATATCTCTAGTCCACCCAAACGTACCCACCAAGGTCAGGGACAAAGGTCTCTTCCTAACCACGGTCGTAAACTCACTCGCGGTCAAGGCCGCTAATCACAATGATTGAAATTCTAGGCATCAAGCTGACCTATGAGGCAGCTGCGTTTTTG